TTAAAGACACCTTCTTCTCCAGCGAGGTAGTGCATCACAAAATGTTTTCAACCGACGGTATCTGGGGCAAAGGAGTTATACAAGTAGCAAAAGAAAATATTGGCCTCGGTATGGCAGCCGAAAAGTATGGCAGCACATTCTTTCGTAAAGGCGGCAACCTGAAGGCAGTTTTAGAAACCGATAATCATCTCGACGATGCCACGTTCAAGAGCTGGAAGAAACGCTGGGATAAAAACTACTCCGGCGAACAAGGCAACCACGAAACACCCATACTCGAATATGGCCTTAAATACAAAGCGCTCGGCATCCCTCCCGAGCAGGCACAGTTTATTTTAACACGCCAGTTCCAGCTTCAGGATGTCTGCCGCTGGTTCAACACCCCCCCGCACATGATCGGTGATCTTAGCCGTAGCACTTTCTCCAACATCGAGCACTCCGACCTGCAATTTGTAAAATATTGTTTGCGTCCAGTGCTCAAGCGCCGCGAAGCAGAATACGAGCGCAAGCTCCTTACTGAAAAAGAACGCGGCAAGATCCGGATCCGCTACAACATGGATGCCCTCCTCCGGGGCGATCTGGCAAGTATCACAAATCACATCCACCAGATGGTGCTCGATGGCGTAATGACGCCAAACGAAGGCCGTCGCCTCCTTAATCTCAACCCTATCGAGGGCGGCGATATCGCCTATAAACCCGCCAACATAACTGGCAATGAAAATGCAACCACACAACCAAAAAATAACAAATGTTACGCAATAAATTAACATTCGGTATCCGTGGCTCCGTCGCCGATAATGTCGAGGAAAGTCGCATTATCCATTTTATAAACTCAACTCCTAAAAAAGATCGTCACGGCACGGTACTTAACCAGGATGGCTGGGATCTCGAAGCCTTCCGCAAAAGTCCATGCGTGGGCTATCAGCACAACCTCTCAGGCGGCATGTGCACCGATCCCGATCCAAATTTCATAATCGGTAAAGATGTTAATCCGCAGGTTGAAGACGTTGCCGGTCAACACGTGCTTACCGGCTCCGTTCAGTTCGAAACCAAAGAAATGAATCCGCTCGCCGAAACAATATTTCGTAAAGTTATTTTCGGCTCACTAAGCCGCTCCTCAGTTGGCTTCATCGAAATAGGCGAAGGCCGGTATGGCGAAGGCGAAGAAGCCCGTGGCAAAACCGCCGAAACATATTATTTTTCCGGCCAGGAGCTGCTCGAGTGGTCAGTCGTAAATATACCATCTAACAGCGATGCCGGCAAACGCACCAACATGCGGCTCATACGCGAGCAGGGTTATGTGGCCTTCATGTATGCATTCAGAGAGCTCGGGGGTAAGTTTCGCCTTAGCGAATTAGAAAACATGACCATTCGCGATATTCTCGACCTGCTCGAAGGAAAAGATCTCGAACTGAAAACAAAGGATCCCGACCGGGTCCGCGAGATACTTGCCGATCCCCAGGCAATTAAAGAACAGCAGCTCCGCCAGCAGATCGTGCGCATAAATCAAGTTAACAGCCTTAAAGGCTAACATCAATAATTATTAATTAAAATCCAAAAAAGAATGAAATCACTCTTGTTAAAACAAAAGAGAGAAGCCCTTCTGGCTGAAATGGATGTTTTAGCCAATAAGGCAGAGCTTAACGATGCCGAAAAAGCACGTTGGCTAGAGCTGAAAAACCAGGTTGCCGCTCTGCAAAGAGAGATCAGCGAAGCCGAAGAAATCGAAAACCACCTGCGCGAACGCGCCTCTAAATCTTCCAACGAAGTTTCCAGGGGCGAAGAAAGAGACATTCAGAAATACTCCCTGGTGAAAGCCATCCGCGAATTTTTGAACGGGAAGCAGTTTACCGGTATCGAAGCCGAAATGCACACCGAAGCCCAGAGCGAAATGAATAATTTTGCAGGGCAGCTCAGCGGCATCGGTATATCGCAAAAAGTACTTGCCAATAAAGTTGTTACCAGGTCAACCCTGGCAGCTGCATCCAGCTCGGTAGTGCCCACTGTGCTTGGCACCTTCCTCGATGCCGTTTGGGCAAAAACGGTAATGGTACAACTCGGGGCGCAAACAATGAGCGGTTTAACCGGACCTGTTAAGCTGCCATACTGGTCCACTAAACCTTCAGTTAAATGGGATGCCGAAAACGATGCTGCATCCGATGCTGCAGGAGTACTCGATCAGATATCTCTCGATCCTCACCGTATAACAAATTATGTACCAGTAAGTAAATTGCTGCTTATACAGGAGGCAGTAGGTATTGAAAAAAGAATATGGGACGCGCTCATCACGGCTACAGCTATTAAGCTTCAGCACGGCGCTATACAGGGCGGCTCCGATGCTCCTACAGGTATACTCGCAACTGTAGGTATAGGCGATGTAGCCGGCGGATCAACCGGTGCAGCTCCTACCCTCGCTCACATGCTTGCTCTGCAGCGAGAAGTTGCATTAGACGATGCCGATTTCGGCGCCCTCGCTTATCTCGCCTCACCCCAGGCACGCTGGAAGCTTATGAGCACAGCGCTCGAAACAGGTCATCCCGAAAGAGTCTGGAACATCCTTCAACCCGAAATCCTGCTCGGTTATAAGGCTGGCGTGAGCACGCTGATGCCTGATACCCTTTCTAAATCCAGTTCCGGTGCTGTATGCTCAGCTATTATTTTCGGAAACTTCAACAAATTAACCATCGCCCAGTTTGGGGGTATCGATATGGTAGTCGATCCTTACACCAGCGCTAAATCCAACACGGTAGAGCTGGTTATCAATGCCTTTTACGATGTTGCTGTTGAGTATCCTGGCGCTTTTGCCGCAATGAAAGATGCTTTGTGTGCCTCTTAGAGGTCCGTTCTTTCCATTTTCATAGGTCTGATTAGTTTAGTTTTAGGGCCTGTTCAGGCAGGCCCTTTTTATCAGGAAGTTTAATTTCAAAAAATCATAAAATGAAAAACGATAACGAATTAAAAAAAGTTGTATGGCTCAAGCCGAACTCCGAGTATGGCTTCAAAACAGGTCAAAAGAGCGAGATGAAGTCCTCGAATGCAGAAAAACTTGCTGGAGAGGGTTTCGTAAAGATACTCCCTGAAGATTATGATGAAAAAACGAATACCCTCCCCGACGATTTTCCCGAGCGTAATATCTTTTTCCAGAAAGGTTTTACAACCGTAGAGGAGATCGAAGCTCTCGATCCTGCTGAACTATTCGAGCTGGGTATTAAATCCGATACGCAGCTGGAACTGAGGACTTACCTGAAGAACAAATAAAACCGCAGCTGCGGATGCTTTAGTTTAGTTAGCACGGGAAGGCCGGCCTCCACCGGCCTTTTTAAAAAACACCTGGTATGAAAAACGATATGATAAAAGTTAAATGGCTCAAAGCGCATCACGCTTTTGCCTATTCTGCCGGAAACATTGGAAGTGTAACTCCCGATGCTGCCGCGAAGCTTCTTAAAGGTGGCTATATAATGCTGCTGCCTGCCGACGAAGACGAGCCTCCCGCTAACCCGCTGCCAGAAGATCTGCCCGGGCGCGATGTGTTATTTGAATCCGGCTTCGACACCATCGAAAAAGTAAAAAAAGCAGGCGACTCCCTTCTCGATACAGGCATAAGCGGCAACACCCTTAAGCGCGTCAAGTCGTACCTGAAAGATAAATAATATTTAAATTCATCCCCCCTGGGGGGATTACAGGGGGTGTAACTCACATAGGAAAAGTTAAGTAAAATGGATCTCCGGTATAAATTAAAAACAGCTCCAGCCTTCAACCCGGTACTACTCTCCGAGGTCAGGGATAACCTGCGCATCCTCGGCACCGATAACGACACATTGCTGCAGGATATAATTTATGCCGCCATCGACGATGCCCAAACATACACCGGGCGTCAGTTTGCACGCGCTACTTACACAGCTTACCTCGATGCTTACCCGGGTAACGATGAGCTCGAAATCACCCTCGGTCCCGTCGATGCCATTACCACGGTTAAGTACTACGCCCAGGGAGCAGCAATGCTTACAACGGTAACGAACACAAAGTACCAGCTCGATAACAGCGAGCTCACAGCGCGGCTCCGTTTCCTCGAATCGTTCAGCGCCGACAGCGATAAAATGAACGTTATCGAAATCGAATTCACAACTGGGTGGGCTACAGCTCCCGAGATACCCGCTAACATAAAAGACGTCATTATCCTGCTTGCATCAGAAAGGTTTCTTAATCCCGGTAACCAAATGTTAAATTTTGGCGCGAGCCAACGCACAACCAAAGCACAATTGCTTTTAAATAAGTACAAAGTTCAACGATTTTGAAATGCTTAACCCGGCCACATTCAACCGTAAAGTTTCCTTTTGCGTTCCAACTACAACTAAGAGCGCCATGGGTGCAGCTTCAAAGGTATATGTCGCCTCGTTTTACATGTGGCTCAGCCGCGAGGCTGCAACACCCGTGCAGGAACAGTACGTCAACAGCCGGCTTGTGCTTCCCAACAGGTACCTGTACAAGGGCCATTACGATGTCGATGTTAAAGAAACACTGCAAATGGTCGACGATGGCGAAAAGTTTAATATCCTGTCGGTTAACCATATCGAGAATAAAATGTTCATTGAAATAGTTGCAGAAAAGATCACCGAATGAGCGGCTCAGGCTTTACCCTCACAGGCACCGAAAATCTCAAACGGATGTTCAGCCAGTTTCCCGAGAGGGGTTATCGAAAACCGGTTATTGCAGCCTTCCGGAAGGCAGCCGATCCGGTAAAGAAGGCAATGATATCTAACCTCCCGGCAAATCTTAAGGTTCTTAAAAAGGCCGTAAAGATAAAGCCCGGTAAAGGTAAGAGCCTCACCCTCGCCGTGGGGTTTTATGCCAACCAGGGCGTGTACCGTAATAGCCGTGGTCAGCAATGGGATCCCTACCAGCTCGCTTACTGGCATAACTACGGCACGTTAAGCAGGCGTACATCAGGGCACACTTTTGTAAAGCCGCGCGGCAAGTTATCTGCACATAAAAAAGGAGGCATAACACCTGGTCTGTTTGTCGAAAGAGCATGGAACGAGGCAAGCGGCCAGGCGCAGAAAATATTTGAAACAACACTCGATACTGAAGTAACAAAGTTTTTCGAGAAAGAAGCAGCAAAATGATAAGCACGGCACTACAAGCTACACTGGTAGCTCTCATACCAAACACCTTTCTCGCCATGGGCGACGAGGAGATTCTTACCCCCTATTGCGTGCACAAGGAAACCGGTACTCCGGAATATCTCAAGAGCGGTATAGCCGGTTACAGTTATTCCTGCGAGGTCCTTATCATCGACGATCTGCCCGAGAAAGTCGAAACCCTCGTTCAGTCAGTTCAGGCAGCTATCCTGGCGCTCGAAGGCACAACAGTAAACGACACAACTTTCGAATCGGTTATCCTCGAAGGCGACGATCCCGACTTCGACATCGAAAGCAAAATGTACATCAACATATTAACATTCACCATAGAAACAAGTAACCGTTAATAAATTATATAATGGCAACAACGAGAATAAAAGGATACATGCTCACCCTTAAATGGGGCGGCAAGATCATAAAAGGTCTCGAAACCACGGGGTTCAAGGTAAAACCTAACTATGAAGAGATCTTGCTGAAAGAGCATGCCGGCAATCCCGCGCAGGAATACCTCGACACCGATGCAGATCTTACCTTCAGTGGTAAGGCATACGAAAGAGACGGCACCGAAAGCAGTACTCACGAAGATTTTGAAACACTTCGCCAGGCTGCAAGCGTCGGCGCTGAAGTAGTATTCATCTATGGCCGTTTTACTACCGGGAAGAAGAGAGTAACCGGTACCGGTAAAATTACCGACTATTCAGAAGAAGGCAACTCGAAAGACACTGCAACCTTCTCGGGCAGCATTAAAGTTAAAAAAGGAACAGTAACATTCCCAACATCGTAAAGCAATGGCAGCAACAAGAATAAAAGGTTATATGCTCAATCTTAAGATTGGCGTTAACCTGATAAGAGGGCTCGAAACAACCGGACTGAAAATAAAGCCCAACTATGAAGAAACTATCTTAAAAGAAAATGCCGGCTCGGCAGTTGACGAATTTGTCGATTTCGATACCGATCTCACCTTCGGCGGTAAAACATACGAAAAGGATGGAGCCGAAGCGTATGAAGATTTTGAAACACTGCGCGAAGCAGCTTTCGGTGGCGCTGAAGTGGATTTCGTTTATGGGCGCTTTGAAGATGGCGAAAAAATAGTTTCAGGCAGCGGCGTGTTTACCGACTTTTCCGAAGAAGCAAACTCGAAAGACACGGGAACGTTTTCAGGCTCGATAAAAGCAACTAAAGGATCAGTTGTTTTTGAAACTTATACTGCGCCAGCATAATGAAAGCCGACTACTTAACCCTTACCGATGGCCGCCGCGTGCGCGTGGAGTTTAACATGAACGCTCTTGATATGTTCGTTAAGGTAACCGGCAAAGAAATGAGCGACCTGACAGACGGTAAGGCAGATGTTGGCACGCTACGAACAATTGCCTGGTGCAGCGCGAAAGAGGGGGAAATAATTGAGGGAAGAGAGCTTGGCATCGACGAGATCCATTTCGGCAGGCTAATGAACATGGCAAATATTATTGAGTTCTCTGAAATATTAGCTTCACAAAGCGACACAGGTCACCAAAAAAAAAGCCCGGAGAGGGGAAGGATCCCGAGGATCTTCTTCAGGAAGGGTTAGACATTGGCGTTCTTAAGAAGTTTACCTGGATATACTTTCGCCGCTTTGCCCTTGGATGCCTGCTCTACACGCCCGAAAGGTTTGGTTTAACGCGTGTAGGCGATTTTCTCGATGCCCTGGCCGGGTATAACGAGGGCGAAAGCGAAAGGGTAAAGAGTGTAGGCGAGCTGATCAGAACGTCAACAACGATACTCCTGAACATACAGCTTGCAAAAAGCGACAAGTTAAAGCCGCACGAGCTCTGGCCCTTTCCCTGGGATAAAACTGAAGAAACAGGTTTCGCGGTTATAGACGAAGAAGAGAAAAAGAAAGCTGAAGCTGAGATGGAAAAAATTTTAAACAGAATACACGGTTAAAAAGTAATGATGTTAAAAGCCCCCCAATTGGGGGGTTGGGGGGTAAAATGGGAACAGTAATCACAAATCTTAAAGCGCGTTTTGGCGTCGATACATCCGACTTTAAAAAAGGTCTTAAGGATGGCGAGAAAGCTACCGACGACTTCAAGGGAGCTGCCGGAGGTATAATCGACGAGTTCGCTTCCATGTTTGGAGTAAACATGGGGAGCGTAAATAATGCCATGGGTACAGCAAACAAGTCACTTAACTTCCTCGGACAATCTTTCAAAGGAGCAGCAGTAAGCAGCAATGTATTTTCCATTGCACTGAAAATACTAAAGTTTGCCCTTGTTGCAACCGGCATAGGTGCTATTGTGGTTGTCCTGGGATCATTGATCGCTTATTTTACTAAGAGCGGGGAAGGCGCTGACAAGTTCGCGAAGATAATGGCACAGCTTAAATCGATCTTCGATAATGTAATCGAACGAATGGTGCAGTTTGGCGAAGGCATGGCCGATGTCTTTTCCGGGCGCTTCCAGGAGGGATGGCAAAAGATGAGAACAGTCTTTAAAGGTCTTGGCGACGAGATAAAAGAAGACTGGAAAGCAGTCGGTAAACTGGCCGATGCTGAAGATGCCCTCGAAGATCGCGAAATAGATCTTATCACTTCACTTTCAAATCGTAAAGCAAAAGTTTCTGAGCTCAGGCAATTGGCCAAAGAAGAACAGGACGACCAGAACAAAAAACTTTCAATGTTAAAAGATGCTGAAGCGCTAACCAGAAGCGTGTATACTGACCAGATATCACTTGAAAGGGAAAGGCTGCGCATTATGAAGGAGAAGCTTGCTATTTCTGCTAAAGATCCAACCGATGAGCAGCGACGTGAAATAGCTATACAGGAAGGTTATATAAACGACTTATATCGCGAACAGGCAGACCTGCTAAAAGGAATAACCAGGGAAAAAAATAGTGTCCTTAAAGCTATTGAAAAAGAAATTGATCTTGTAACCAAACTTGCTCTTGAAGAAAAACTTGCTTGGGAAGCATCTATTAAGAGGCTTAAGATGCCTGATTTCAATCAATCATTAGCACCTGCTTTTAAAGCATTGCGCCAGGCACAGATTACCGTTAAAGAGATCAGTAAAGAAATGTCGGAAGCTGTCGAAGCAGCGTTGGAAAGTACTGCCGTTGGCATTGGTGAGTTTCTTGGGCAGCTGCTGATTGGTGATGCTGGGATGAAAAATTTTGCTGCAGTAATGGCGGGTGCATTTGCTGATCTTGCGATTACTATTGGGAAAATAGCAATATCGGCTGCAATAACTGTAGGAGCCTTAGATAAGATATTAAAAAATCCGGCAAACTGGCCTATTGCATTAGCAGCAGGTATTGCTCTTGTAGCAGTAGGTACTGCTATTCGCGGCTCACTATCAAAAGCAGCCTCCGGAGGTTCTGGCGGTGGATCGGCGTCATCAGGCAGCCTTACTTACGATACCCGCTCAGCAATTCCGGCGTTGCAGACATCAAAAGTGCAGATAACAGGCAAGCTCGTGGCAGAAGGCAAAGATCTTGTATATGTATTTGATCAGGAGAACACCCGCAAAGGTACAACAACATAATGGCTTACGGAATCAAATATCAGCTCTGGTGTAAAGGTAAAGACAGCGTTATCTCTAAATCTGTTATTTCCGAAGATGGCTACGAAGGCGCCGAGCTCGACCGTAATGTACCTGCAAATCCTTTCCACCTTATCAAAGATGCTGCCGCGGTTATCAGTGGCACATCGTTCGAGTTTCTGATAAGAGAAATAACCGACTTCGAATTTCTTTCATTCTATACCAACAAACCAAAAAAATTCAAGATAGAATTTTACTACCCTTCATCCACGCTTATCTGGAGCGGTTATCTTAACCCACAGCAATATTCCGTTCCTTACATCCCGGGTCCTACAAATATCCGCTTCCAGGCAACCGACGGCCTGGGCCTGCTCAAGAACGAAGATTTCACACTAACAGGTTTCAATTCCGATTTCGCTAAAATCATACATTGCCTCGATAAAATAGGGCTTGGCCTTGATTACTCTATCGCCATCGGCATTCACGAGGTCACCCACGATCCCGATCGCTCACCACTGGAACAGACTTTTGACGAATGCGAAATCTACGAAGGAAAGAACTGCTATGAAGTGTTAGAAGATATCCTCACCAAGTACGATGCAACGTTAACGCAGTGGAACAACCGCTGGCGCATAGTAAGCTATAAGGATAAAAAGCTTACCAGGCTTCTATACACATCAGCCGGCGTGTACGAAACTACCGAAGCAGCTCCCGCGGTGCTCGACCTGGGCTCACTTGATGGCGCCGGTTGCGAGGTTTACCCCAGTGGCTCCCTGCACCTCTCCCTGCAGAGCGGGGGTAATAATGTGAAGATCAAGCATGAATATGGGAGAAAGGATTCATTTCTTCTCAATAGTAACTTTTCTAAATATGCGTCTTCAGCATTCCCGGGATGGAGTAAAGAAGGATCCTTTATACCTGAACAAAAATTTAATTTTAAAGTAATTAATGAAGATCAGACTTATGCTTTTCTCCCTGGGTCTGGTACAAACCACTATCTATATCAGTCTATAGACATTGTGAAAGTGGCAGGAGAAGATTTCGTTTTCTCAATAAAAATGGGGGCCATTGGTTATTTATTATATGGGGGTATACCAATACCGACACTAATGACTGTTAGAATGCTGATATCCCTTACTTCAGGAGAGGATGTTATGTATCTTAATACATCGGAATGGACAAGTACTCCTTCGTATATCGACACGGAAATAACCTCTAATATTGGTGGTGTTCCAAAAATGAATCCGCTAACAATAATTACAAATGAGATACCTTTTAGTGGAACATTGAAGATTAATTTGTATAGATATGGAACGACAGAATATAACCATGTATTTATTGGTGTTGCCTTTACTAGTGTAAATTTTTATTTTGTCCTAAACAATGAGCTGTACCCCGATAAGTTCGAAGATACCGCCACTTTCGACGACAGCACCGAGCCCGCTAAGCTGCCCGATATCGCCCTGCAGGTTGCCGATGCGCCAGACCTGGCAAACGCGCTATACCTGTACCGTAATATAACCAAGCTCAGCGATGGATCCATTACAACCACCTGGAATATCGACGGCATTGCTACCGATTTCACCCTTATCGAGGCCCTGCTGAAGATGCTGGCAAGCCGCAATATACATGCCCGGCAGATGCTTAAAGGAGTAATTAAAGGCACGGGTATAGGGTTCGAGAGTTTGATAAAACATGCCTATAACGATAACCGCGAGTTCGAGATCCACGAATGCCAGTGGGATGTCTATGCCGCCAAATTCTCTGTTACCCTTCTCGAGTTCCTCTCCTTCACCGATCAGGATATTACCTGGGCGCTGGGCGGGGTAATTGCAGGCCTGGCCAATCTGGCAGTAACAGCCATAACACCATCCGCGTATTCCATAGTGCCCGAAAACTCGTTTAATACAACGGTCCGCGTATCGAATTCCGGTACGGCAGCAGGCCGTAAGAATATCGAATGGAAAATTGTAGACGATACAGATGCAACCATATCAGCCGGAACATACGACTCCGGAACCATAGCTGCCTCAGGTTACTCCGATCATGTTGTAGGTATGACGTCACCTCCCGATGTGGGTACCTATTACGTTAAATGCAAAACATCAGCAGATGTAAGCTGGGAAACATCGTCAGCAATAACTGTTGCCGAGCCAGATGTTACGCTCGATCATCTCGATGTAATAATGTCTGGCGTGGCAAACGATCCTATGAACATAGGCTTCGAGGCAACCAACAACGGACCCGCAGGCAATGTTGAAATAACGTATCACTGCTATGATTCGTCCGATGCTGTTCTCTTCACCGGCAGCCAGGTAATTTACTTCAATGCCGGTACCGATACTTACCATTTCACAGGTATCAATTATCACTCAGTGCCAGGCAGCAATTATTATTTTGGCATTGAAACGATGCTGGGAATACCGGTACTGTCGAATGATTTTAATGTAACTTAAAGATCGAATTATGAAAGCGCTCACAATTTTAGGTTTAATAATTCTTCTGGTAATTGTATTTTATGCCGGGCGAAAGGTTCAGAAACAAAAAGACAAACCGGTTTATGTTCCCGAGGGCATGGAGCACGACGGATCCAAACCCCATATTCACGAACACGATAAAAAAAATATAACGATTTATAAATAAAGCCATGGAAGTAACAAATCAATCGCGGTTATTAGGAGCAATTGCCGGACAGGCAGGCGATTATTATATCGATACTACAGCCGTAACCACAAAGAAGTTTTCGCATGTAATTATCGGTCCTGCCGGCGCAACGGTAGGCGTATGTAAAATACGCGGCATCGATGTAATAGCTGCGCGCAACTATGGCGAGCTGCCTCCGGGTTATGTTATGTGTGCCGGTGGCGACGATTATTTCGATGCCATAACGCTCAGCGCAGGTTATGCCCAGGGGCTTATTTATCCCGAAACTGTTGCACCGGGCACGTTATCGGTAGTTGTAACCGGTGGTGTTGCCGAAGCCGCAATGACACCAACCATTACCTACACCAACACAGGTAACGGAAGCAGCAAGCTGCTCGACTGGCGGGTAAAAAATTCAGCCGGCGTGGTAGTACAAAGCGGGCAGGCACACGTCTATTTCCTCTCCGGAACAGGATTAACCGTAACAATACCCGGCTTATCCTATTTTGCCACAGTTGGGGCAGACTACACTTTCGAATTTAAAGAGAATGAGAAGGAAACTTATACGGCGAGTGCAGCTTTCAACATAACTGCAGAATAATATTAAACCGCAATGATAACAATAAGCCCTTTACAGAATTTAAACGTGTTCCGCGCAGTTTTGGCAGCTGTTCCCATTTATACTAACGAAGAAATGAAATATTTACAAACGATCAATCTTAGCGCCGGGGTATCTACAACAGTAGTTACCACGCTCACAACAGAACCTTATAACGTGTTCCTGCTCGATGCAGAGGGCAACGATATATCCTCGCAGGTCAATATAAGCCTCGCGCTCGCGGGGGGCGTGTATGAAGTGTACATCTACTCAACAGATGCACTCACCGGTGTTAAACTTAAAATACTTTATTAAGATGAAAAAGATTCTATTGTTCATTTGCCTCACGGCATTTTCATATTCATTGTTTTCCCAGGCAGGTACCGGATGGACTCAGCAAAGGGCTAAGCAAAACTTTCGCGACAGTGTAAATTTTGTGAAACCTGTAAAGATTAACGGGTCAGTTGTTACCAGCAACGCTGCTGAATTGAATACCCTCGATGGCGCATTGATTACAACACCCGAGTTAAACCGCTCTGTTGGAGTAACAAGCCCCATACAAACACAACTTAATTCAAAAGCTGCAAGAGATACCGGGGTCTTTACAATTAGTGCAACTACTCCAAAATTAATATTAAAGGGCACCGAATTAGATTCTACCCAAGGCATTTTTGATGTTGCA